CAGAACTAGATCGTGTTATAATGCTATATTATCTTATCAAAGACGATAACAAAGAAATTCAGCATCATTCAGTGTAATGGACAAATTATCAATAAACAATGAAATGGCACAAATGGATGCCAAAAACTACAGCTTCTATGATGGGCTCTCAGAAGAAGAACGCAAAAAGTTTAGTACCTACTTAATGCTGCGTTATGCAGCCAGTGTACAAGGATCGCCGGACTTGCAAGAATGGTACTTGCGAGCTACCAATGACAGAGTAAATCAAAATTTCTTTGATTTGGGCAGGCACCCGAAGCTGCAATGGTTATTGTGTACAACTGTCAGTCCGGGTATGGGCACACAAAGACATTATTGGCAAGCAGCCAAAAAGAAAGACAGTGCTAATAATAAAGCTGTAAAATTTATAATTAAACTTTATCCACATATTAAACAAGATGAAGCAGAGCTATTAGCTGAAATAAATTCAGACAAAGATTTGAGAGAACTAGCTAAAAAATTAGGAATGGCCGATCAAGACATCAAAAAAGAATTAGGATGACATTTACTTGCCAATACTGTAAAAAAACATTTAGCAAAGAAAGCACATTGGCTGCACATCTTTGTGAACCTAAACGACGAGCGCAAAATCAAAATGATCCTGATGTTCAAATGGGTTTTCAAGCTTATATTCGTTTTTACGAAATAACACAGGGCAGTGCTAAATTAAAAACTTACGAAGATTTTTCTGCCAGTAATTTTTATTCTGCTTTTGTAAAATTTGGTCGTCACTGTCGTGGAATTAGATGTGTAAACTTTAGCAGTTTTACAGATTGGTTGTTAAAAAACAATAAAAAACTTGATCAATGGTGTAAAGACACCTTTTATACAGAATGGTTACAACAGTATGTGCGTAAAGAAAACATAGATGACGCCATAGAAAGAGCGTTTAAAGAAATGCAAGACTGTGCGGAAATAGATTCTAAATTAAAAAATAATTTTTCTAATTATTTCAAATATGGGTCTAGCAATAGAATTTGTCATCATATAGCCAATGGCAGAATAAGTGCGTGGATTGTTTACAACTGTGACAGCGGAGTTAAATTCCTAACAGAATTAAATGAAGAACAACTGGCAATAATAATGCCATGGATTGATCCAGATTTTTGGCAACAAAAGTTCAGAGATTACGCAGCAGACTCAGAATATGTAAAAATGATTCTGAAAGAAGCAGGACTGTGACTGAAGTTCATTTGAAAATAGATGATATTAATCGTGCATATTATCTATTAGACGAACTTAAAAAACAGGGATTAAAAATACCCAATGATTTCGAATGGTACTATTTTCCAAGAAATTGGGATTATTTTACTAACACAGGCACTGACAGAGGTGTTACATTTGCATTTAATGATGACGCAACAGCATCTTGGTTTTTATTAAAATATGGGGATGTAAAATGATTTATGTTAATGGTGATAGTTATATGCGAGCTTCAACAGGCAAAACTACTGCTGATTATTTATCAGATAAATTAAAAGTAAAAACAATAAATGCTAGTATATCAGGGTCGTCAAATGACAGAATATTTAGAACCACTCTTAGAGATCTAATAAATTTAAAATCCGAAACAACAGAAAAAATTATTGCAATAATAAGTCTTAGTTTCATACATAGAATAAGTATTTGGGACCCGATAGGTCAAGCAAAAAGATGGAAATATAGTGATGATGGAGAATTTGCTTGTTACCATTTATTTTTAAGTCAAAACTTGTTAGTAAAACATACACAAAATAAATCTTTTAATATGCCAGATCATTTAAAAAAATATACAAAAGAACTCGGCATACTTTTTAATCCTGAAGCAGAAATGACAAAACTTCTTACCAATGTTGAGTTAATATCTGCATGGTGTAATTATAATAAGATTAAGTGTATAATTTTTTCAGGCCCAACCCAAGAAGATGTAATTGATTTCAATGCACCATTCATTAAACCTTTTTATAATTCAGTTATGTTGAATAAAAATATATTAAACTTATTTGATTTTAGTTTTTGTAAATACTGCGAATCTCAAGGATTTCAAGGATTTGATTATCAATTATACGGGAAAAATGCACACCATAATGAAGATGCACACGAACAATTTGCAGATTTTCTTATTAAGAATTTCAACTTGACAAATGAAATTTAAATCAGACATTGATATAGATTTTGCTGACAGAGATCAAATACTTAATCTCTTGCAGCACACACCTGCCAGTATAATCAAAGATAACAAATTATCTAAACACAATACGGGTGTGTATTTTCAAAGTATTCCTCAAGACCCTTTTACAGGTCAAGCCAGTTTAGATTATCAAGTTGCCGAACATAGAGGTTATATAAAACTGGACTTTTTAAATGTCAGTATATACAATCGAGTAACCAGCGAACAACATCTACTAGAACTAATGCAACAGGAACCAAATTGGTCTTTGTTATATCAACGCGAGTTCTGTGAGCAGTTAATTCATATTGGCAATCACTATGACACTTTAGTTAAAATGCCTGAACCTGTAGACAGCATTGCAAGAATGGCTATGTTTTTGGCTGTAATTCGTCCAGCTAAAAGGCATTTAATCGGAAAACCTTGGAGCACTGTAGCTCAAACAGTGTTTGAAAAACCCAGCGACAGCAGTTATTATTTTAAGCGCAGCCACAGTGTAGCCTATGCGTCTCTTGTTGCAGTTAATATAAATTTAAATGACCCGTCTTACAAGGGTGATACTGCGACGCTTTGATTTTTTTTGAGCATTTTCTTTTAGACTCAACGCAGGACCATACTTTACAGCAACATCTTTACTGTTGAATGTTTTTAGAGTAGATCTAAACGGTCCCCATTCGGTTTTTAAAAATATGTTAATAGGAATCATCCTATTGCTTTCCCACCACCAGCTTTCACCTAATTCTAAATATAATATTTTTTGTTGCGGGGTTTTCAACACAGCAAAATCATAGATACTGGTTATAACATCATCTATATTTTGTATTATACCTATATACTCGTTACCGCCGTAGGTTAAAAAGCTGAGAAAAGGGTATTCGTCTAATAGTTTTTGGTATTCTTGCACGATTTTATTTATCGATGAAAATTTGCCATAATTTGAATATGGCTTTGTAATAAATACTCTATGCAGCAGATAAACACTTATATCTATGACAATCAGATCCTGGTTCAGATAGCCACGGATCCTGAAATTGAACAAAGGAACAGAGTCGTGTACACTAGAACTATCACAGTCTACAAAGGTGTAGACAATGTAATCAAAGTCAAAGTCCAAAATCAGGATCAAAAACCCTATAATTTAACCAATGTACAACCCTTGGTTTTTAGTGTAATAGATGATTATGTAACCAGTAATGCTAATGTAATTTTTCAAAGTAATGTAACTATAAGTAATGCCACAGCAGGAATAGGCACAGTAACTATTCCCGTTATCAATATAAATGCGTTTGAACGGGAACAGTACATTTATTCCATATATTATACTTCAGGTGCTGCACAACAGCCTGCATATGTAGACGACAATTGGGGTGCTCAAGGACAAATGGTTGTTGTAGGCACAGCGTATCCTGAATTCACAGGTAATATATTTGTAAGCGACCCCATTGAGGATTTGGGCACACTATAATGACAATAAGCACCAGACGACTAAGATTACTAAGAGGAAATTCTGCAGCAGTAGCAGGTTTTACTGGCCTACAAGGCGAGCTGGTATTTAATACAACTACTTACACACTGCATTTGCAAGATGGTAGTACTGCAGGCGGTTATGCTTTGGCAACCGCTGCTGATCTTGCTAATGTTTCAGCTAACGCAAATTATGGGAACAGTAATGTTGCTGCATATCTTGCCAGTAACAGCAATATAAACTTAACCACTACTGGTGTTATTAGAACATCAGCCAATATTTTAACAGACGACCGCTTAGTTGCCAATATTCTAGCTATAGGTGGAAATTTAACTGTAAACCAGCATGATTTTGTAATCACTAGTTCTAATAATACCGTAACCATGTCTACTGGTAATAGAAGTACTGGAAATGTCAGCATATCGATTCGAGCTAACAACACTTTGTCGGGCATCAACATAAGAAACGACAGTGGTAAAATGGGATTTAATACCGGAGCGTCTGGTCCCGGTAACGGTTACACCTTTACATTTAATGGTAGTGTCAGTGATTCAGAATATTACGCATCACCAAATTTACCCACAGGCTATCAGTTTGCAACAGTTGACGGTGATACTGGTCTTAGTCATGCATATTTGAGTGGCAATTTAAGTGTGTTGCGTTTAAGACATGAGGGAGTAGAAACTGTTAAATTTTACAGTAATAATACTACAGAAATGTTGGGAAATATTGTGGTCAGTGACGGTGTTCACTATGGTCAATATCCCAATGCTTATTTACAAATTTATGGTTTCGCCAACAGCTATCAACAAGTTGTTAATCAAAATTTAAGTGACAATGCAGCAGCCAGTTCCGATTTTGTGGCCACTTCGGACAATGGCTCGGACACTACCTATTATATTAACATGGGTATCAACAGCAGCCAATTTGCTCAAGATTATTGGTTTCCCGCAAGTAATACAAAAAACGACGGTTACTTATATGTAACAAGCTACAATCTAGCAGGACCCAGTACCGCCAATGTAGGAAATTTGGTCATAGGTAGTACCAATGGTATAGTAAAATTATTTGTTGGCAATACTTCTGATTCAAATGTTGTAACTACTTTCAGTCAAAACTTAGTCACAGTTACTGGCAATATATTACCATCGTCTAATGTATCTTACAGTCTAGGAAGTGCTACTGCACAATGGAAAGATCTTTGGTTAAGCAACAGCACATTGTACATTGACAGTGTGCCCATTACTGTAACAAATGGAGAATTGAGTGTTAATGGCAATGTTATCGGTGGTAACTCTGCTCAATTAAGCAGAAATTCATATACAGTAAGTTTAGAAACCGACGGCAATTTAAAAGTGCCAGGCGGCATAAACGCAGAATTTGCATCAAGTCCTGCTCCGAGAATCACAGGCTTTGACATTACCACACACAGTATAGTTGCCAGTGGCAACATCACTGCAGGGTATTTTATTGGTAATGGTGCTTTATTAACTGGTATTGCCGCATCAAGTAACTATGGAAACAGTAATGTTGCTGCATATTTGCCAACATACACTGGTAATATTGCAGCAAATATTGTAAAAGATGATAAAACTTGGACATTTGATTCCAGCGGCAATCTTAAATTGCCTAGTAATAATTCTGTCATTCAATATAATAATGGCATCGATATTTTAAACGATATAAATTCAAATTCTATTACTGCAAATGTTGGTACATTCAATACAATATACGGCACTATAGGCACAGCTAGCCAAACAGGAATTACCACAATAGGCACCTTAACTGGTTTGGCAGTTTCGGGTACCACAAACACCACCACATTACAAGTAAGTGGAAACGCTACTATTGGTAATTTAATAGTCACTGGTAACTCAACAATTATTGGCAACATTACACAGATAAGTGGTAATAGTGGCCAGTTCTTCGGTAATGCTGCCACAGGTTTCAATGCATTGTATACAGGCATTGCTGCTGGATACACAGCATTACAACAAACAATTGTACAGTCTAGCGGCAACTATAATGACTATGTTCAAATTAATTTAGAAAATATAAACAGTGGAAACGCAGCTACGGGAGATTACATAGTCACCGCTGACAATGGTACAGATTCTACATACTTTGTTGACATGGGAATTGCCAGCAGTAACTTTGATGGCCTGAGTCCCAACATTGTTGGGAATTCCGTTCGCGCCAACGACGCTTACTTGTATACTTTGGGTAACGGTGCAGGCAATCAAGGTGGTAATTTGATTATTGGTGCAGGCACAAGTGGCAAGGTTATTAAATTTATAGCTGGCGGCGGCAATACTAACAATGTTGTAGCCACTGTGTCTGCTGGTCTTTTCACTGTTAGCGGAAATATCACAGGCAATTATATACTAGGTAACGGTAGTCAATTAACTGGGTTGCCTGCAACTTATAGCAATACCAATGTGGCTGCATATTTGCCAACTTACACTGGCAATTTGTCAGCTGCTAATATTACCCTTACAAACAATACTAGTGCCTTAACTTTTAACACTGGTGCTAGCATTTATGGCGACACAGTTACAAGACCTGGTAGTGTTTTCCTTCAGCCTAATACCAGCGTTGCTGGGTTTCCTAGTGTAATAATTGGTGGCGCTGGTCGGCTTGCTGCGCCAAACGGCAGCGTACATGCAATTTTTAATACTTCTGATTTAACTGTTCAAGTACCACTTAAAGCAACATCGGCAACAGCAGCTACCTCAACAAGTACAGGTGCATTAACGGTAACAGGTGGAGCAGGCATCAGCGGTAATATTTACGCAGGCGGCACTGTAGTTGCAACAGGTAACATTACAGGTAATTATTTTATTGGTAATGGCAGTTTATTGACTGGTATTGCCGCAAGTTCAAACTATGGAAATACAAATGTAGCAACTTTCTTAGGTAGCTACGGTAGCAACACCATTGTAACCACAGGTAATATTACTGGTAATTATTTTATTGGTAATGGTAGTTTACTGACTGGTATTATTGCTAACACAACCTATAGCAACACTAATGTTGCAAGTTATCTAGCTGGTAATATTGTAGTTGGTAATATTTCAGGCAGTGAACCCAATGTAACTTTAGTAGCCAACACATACAATTATGTATTTGACAATGTTGGCAATGTAAGTTTTCCTGGCAACTTAACCGTTACAGCAAATACCACAGTTGGTAACATATTTGCCACAGGTTATTATTTTGCCAATGGAACTGCATTCGTTGGCAATGGTGGCAGTTCAAATTACAGCAATGCTAATGTAGCCGCTTATTTGCCAACTTACAGTGGTAATGTTAATGCTGCTTATTATTTTGGTAACGGTGCCTTTTTAACTGGCATAAATGTAAGTGCCAACTACAATGACACTAATGTGGCAACTTTCTTAGCCAGTTTGGGTAGTAATTCCATTGTAACAACAGGCAACATCACTGCTGGTTACTTTATTGGTAATGGTGCTCAGTTAACTGGCATAACTGCAAGTGCCAACTACAACGACACTAATGTAGCACTGTTCTTATCCAATATTGGTAGCAACACAATATCAACAACGGGTAATATTACTGCCGGTAATTTAAATATCACTGGCAATATTGTTGACACAGGTGCTTTAAGTATTTTATCGGGCAGCAATGGTAATATAAGTTTACAACCAAACGGTACAGGTATAGTTGCTGTTACCGGAGCGTTGAATGCTACAGGTAATGTTACTGGCAACTTCTTTATTGGTAATGGAAGTTTATTAACTGGTATTGTTGCCAGTGGAAGCACATACAGCAATGCCAACGTGGTTTCCATGTTGGCAGCAAATACATCAATAGCATTGGGTAATGTGGTAACCAATTATCCCACAGCCAGCAACATCACTACTGTGTTTATAGGTAATAACACTGCTATTACGGCTGGTGGCGCAGGAAATAATGCTAGCTATATGATGAATAACCTGTACTTCCAGGCTAACGGTCAACTAATGGCTCGTAATACCTATGCAAGTGGTGCGGGACAGTTCAGTATAGATGGTGGTACATTTGCATGGAATGCAGCAAATAGTGCAACAGCCAACACCGCAGCTGGTTTGGGTGCAAGAATGAGCCTTACCAGTACAGGACTTGCCACACAAAACAGCCTTAGTATTACCAGTGCTGGCACATTAACTGTACAAGGTGCAACCGGTCTGGTAACTACACAAACCACAGGTAATTTGTTTAATACCACCGCAACTACAGTTAATCTGGGTGGCGCAGCTACAGCAATTAATATGGGTGCTGCAACCACAGTGGTAACAGTCGGATCTCTTACTGGTAACTTGTTAGTTGGTAACATTACTACCAACAGTAATATTACAGTAAACAATACAATAACAACAGGATCTTTGGTACTTGCGGCCTCAGGCGCTGGTAATATTTCTGGTGTTGGCAATATTGTTGGCACAACTGCTAATACCACAATTACCGCAGGAACTTATGTAACCAGCTTCTTGAGTAACGGCGCAGTTACAACCACAAGTAATGTGATTGTCACAGGCTCTAATGCTATAAGTATACCAAACTTACCAGCATTCCGTGTATACGGTACTAGTAGCTCCAATATCTTTGCAGGCAATACAGTTACAGGAACACAGGGGGCTACAATAGACTACAACCAAGGTAGTTACTATAACAATACAACTGGTATATTCACTGCACCGGTGGCTGGATTATATCACGCTTATGCGACTCTGAGAGTGGGCGGAAATAATGGATTGAACCAAGCAAGCCTGCAAAAAAACAGCAGTACTTCTGGTGCCAATGTAATTGCTTTCTGGGAAACAGATACCAACACTGGCACAGCATCACATTTTTCAATGACTGGTTATGCCAAATGTGTAGCGGGTGATACTATAAGATTACAAGTAATAACAGGGCAAGTTCAATTTGATGCCAACGACAGTTGGGGCGTTACATTCATAGGATAAACAATGACAATAAGAAAACTTCATTCAAATAATGTAACTAACAATAGAGCAGATATTGCTACCCAATATGAAGAACTATTTTTTGATGACGCAACAAATTCTATCTTATTACCTGATCCTACAGGATTATTAGAAACAAAAATAGGAGCTACTGGTAGTGCGGGCATTAAAGGATTTGCATCAGCTTATGTAAATGCAGGAACATTTGTAACATTAGACAACATTAAGGTTTCAGTAACCACAGCGGGCAACAGAGGACTAAGTTTGGCCACTACTTCTGGTTCAATACAAGCACATATTACTGCAACATTTGGTTATGTTAACGGAGTAGGCGGTGCAGCAACTACGCAGCTTTACACATACAATACAACTCCAAGCGGAAGTTTGTTTGGTTGGAGTTTTCCAAATCAAGGAGACGGTTCAACATATATCATAAATGATACTACAAACTGGCGGGTTTACAGAGTTACGCTTATGATTGGCCCAGGTTACAACAATAATTTCATTTGCATTGAGCGATTAATATAATATGGATATTCGAGGCAGCAACATAAATGGTTTGAGTATTGCCAGTGTTGATGCACTGTATACTTTTACCAACTTTACATTTACAAATGGCAACAGTGTTGGTCGTTTTGGGCCTACAACTTCAAATCTTCGGGCACTATACGATACTTCTGCTAACACTTGGATCAACAATGACAGTTATTTTGGCACAGACAACGGGGTACAATTATGGACAGTACCAGTTACTGGAACATATACAGTGACAGCCGCTGGCGCAAGAGGTGGTGGTGGTAACAGAGCCGCTGGCGGAGCACTAATAACTGGTACATTTGTACTTAACCGTAACGAAACAATTAGAATCATTGCTGGACAAGCTGGTGCAAACAACAATGCCTCTTATGGATCTGGTGGTGGTGGCTCTTTCGTAGTTCGTAGTCCTTTTAATTCCAACGCCAGTATACTTGTTATTGCAGGCGGTGCTGGAGGCATAAACGGTACTAGCTCCAATTCAGCAGGCGCTGGCGGCAGCGCAACTACTGTTCCGGGAGCAGTGGGCGTAACAACTAGAGCCACAGGAGGCGGCGGTGGTGGGGGATCAAATGTAAGTGGTGGTTTAAATGGCGCAGCAGGTGCTGACCAAGTCACTGGAGGATATCCTGGCGGTGGTGGTGGCTTTTTTGGTAATGGTGGTGGATCCTCTGGCGGTGCTGTAGGTGGACGATCATTTGTATTTGGTGCCAATGGCGGTCCTGGATACACAGGCAGTGAATCTGTTGGCGGCTTTGGCGGGGGCGGGGGCGGTAATGCTCGAGGAGCAGGCGGTGGCGGATATAACGGCGGCAATGCTGGTGACGCTAGTGTAACTATATATGCAGCCGGGGGTGGCAGCTACA